TAACCTGCAACTTTCTTGATCTTAACCTTAAAGTCTGCTCCTTGCCAGAAATCAAATGGGTTTAGAGGAGATTCATCCTCAAACTCAGGTTGCATAGCACCCATGATCTTATCAAAGATCTTCTTACCAAATTTGTAAAGGAACACTTTACCCTCATTGTCAGGGTTTGCAGGATCTTTTACAACATAGATGTTAGAGTAGAATGCTAACTTACGCTTTTGATTACGAGCAATTTGCTTATCAGACTCCACACCACTATTCCAAAGACTAGTGTTGAATTCTGAACAAGGATCTTTTTGATTCAATGTAGTTAATGAATTTTCAATGTACCACCCGCCAGGTCCTTGAAAGGCATGGGAATACATTTTTACCCAAGGGAGATCTTCTCCGTCAGGTGCAGGTAGAAATCTGATTACTGCGTAACCATTACCTGCCTTGTCAACCTCTGGTTTCCAGAGTCGCTCATCTCCACTGTTAACTTTGTTGGTTTTCTCAACCTCTTTAACTAACTTTGCAGTTAAACTGCCAAGTGAAGATTGTTTCTTAAGTGATGCGAAAGACATTGGATTAATTGGATTAAATTGGATTTGGTCTGTGTGACTTTATTATAGAGCTGTCGTGCTCATGTGTCAAGTGTTGCTTCTAACCCTTTACGAACTTTTTCAAGTGTTACTTGCATATTTGCAAATAAAAGGTTACAATCAACATCTTTTGGGAACCCCATTACTATAGCGGATTTTCTGACATTTTCTGCCATTTCCTTTGCACGAGGGTCATCAGATAGTTTCATGCGAGTATAGAGTATTTGCTGTTTGTCAAGCAATACATCCAACTCATTTAGATGTTCAATTTGTTCTGGCACAGGAAGATCTGGGAATTGAAATATTCTCCCATAAATCTCTTCTTGCATCTCATTGATTTCTTGCATCTCATCTCGAACTATATCGGAATCGAAAAAATCTGCCATAAAATATCTCCTAGAACACTACTATTTATACCAGTAATCACCACTGATAACGATCCTTTTTTGGTCGCTATTACATGTGCCAGGTATGTGTGGGAGGTTAGCAGGGAAGATAAACCACTTGTGTATGATAGATGGTAAGTACATCATATCATCAAACAATTTTTCTCTTCCTAGTATACTACTATCTGCAGAAATTGAAAACCCTGTGGTCGTTGATTCCTCTGGTAAGGTCAAATATAAGATACCTGACAAACCATAATAATTGTAATGATCATGCCAAAAATGACCGTCCTTATTAGGATTATCTTTCCAATCATGGTAATACCATAATCTGACTTTTTCTGGTTTATTAATTTTATAATAATCTCTACAACAACTAATAAAACTATCTTTAATAGAATTTAAGACAGGATGATTAAAAAATTTTGTTTGAAATCCTGCATAATTACTATCTGGACAGGAGTTCTTTGCAATGTGAATTAATTTATCCCAATCAGCGTCACAATCATATTGTCTTATACCAAGAAATAAATTCTTCATATCATAGTTGCTACCAGAATTACTCGTCTTTTGTCTCTTGGAGTTTGCATATAATGTTCCCCTGTAAACAATATTATGTCATCTTCTTGAGGTATGTGCACCTCATCTTTATATGACATTTCATTCTTTACAAAAGTAGATCCACCTGCATTATTCAAATACATTATAAGGTTACCATGTGCAAATGTATGATCCACATGAGGTATAGAAGCAGTTACATCTTTTTGTGGATGAACAGCATTTACTGCTATTCTGATAAAACTATTAAAAGGTATTTGATTTTGTTTTAGTATCTGACTTAATATCTCAACAACACCATGAGTTTCTTGAGGATTATCTATTACAGGATATCCATACTGTTCTGGTCTTTTTATAAATGAATGACAATAGAAAGGTAGATCCACCTTAGACAAGTCATTCATGTCAGGTGTTGATGTTGGATTATATTTCCATTCAAAACTTGTGCTGTTTACCCATCTTTTAAAATCAAGGTAATCTGGAGTTTTTGGATTGTTTAAAATTTTAATCATGTTCTAAATTTAATATTAAAACTAGCACTGATCCTCTCATGATCAGTTTCGTTTGGTTCTGTGTTATGTAGTAATACAGAAGGCCACATTGCTATAACACCATTTTCTAATGGAAGATGTTGATAGTAGTCAACTATTCTTGATATTATAAAATTACCTGCTAGTAGTCTGTGTGGAGAGGGAAAATATAACTGACCATCCTCTCCATTAGTTTTTAAATAATATACTCCTGATATATCATAATTACCATGATCATGTTGATGGATATATTTACCCTTAGCTGTTCTAGTCAACCATGAATTATCTACATAATAGTCTAAATTTGTTGGTGTTGCTAATTGTTTGAGATATTCTTTTAAATGATAATCAATACAATCATTAAATACTGTACAATTTTTAAGTTCGTTTGCAGTAAAGAAAGAATCATTTACTACACTTAATTCATTCGTGTCTTTTGTCCATTGAGGATTCTGAGCAAACTTTGCTTTGTCATATACATCATAAAGTTCTTCTTCTATCTTCTTTTTTGCTTCTCCCGATACCTTTTCAACATACACTGGCATCGGAAACCATGATAAAGTAGGCATTATAAAGGAAGTTTTGCTCTAGAGGTTTTTTTCATAAAATTTAACTGTTGTGCATCACACTTCAGTTTTTCTTTCAATGGTTTAGACACTAATTTTGTAATAGAGTCTATCTCAATGCTATTTTCTTCACAGTAGAGGACAATAGCATCAATGTAATTTATTTTTTCTTGTTTGACAAGTTTTTCAATCTCTACTGCAAATTTTGCAGGATTCATGAATTTCTTATTTAACTGTTGATTAAATTCATTTTCCATGTAATTCTAGTTGGTAGTTTAAAAAGCATTCGATGTAGTTAACGAGTAATTTGATATACTTTGCTTTATCTCTTTCTTCATAAACAACACAATCTCCATTCTCACATGTCATTATTATAACAAGTTTTTTGACTGATACACCTGTTAGTTCATAGTACATACAGGCATATGCCGCTGCTTGAACGAAATATCCATCAATCCAATCTCTTGGTTTTGGTGCTGCAGCAGTCTTAAAGTCAATAACTGCTAATTCTCCATCGTATTCTGCGATGCAATCAACAGTACCTGCGACACCTAATTGTTTACTGTACAGAGATCCTTCTAATGCGTGGATATTGTCAATATTGTTTAGGGTTGGTTTAGCAATCTTGTATAGAAAATCTGATATTGGTTGAACCTTTGGCAGAGTTTCTTCATTTAATAAGTAATGTTCAATTAGAGTGTGAGTATCAGTTCCACGAGATGTTGCCTTTCGGGTAATCTCATTTGCTTTATCCTCTCCAATTTTTTTCCTCCACTTTGCAAACTTCTCTCTATTCCAAAAAGAAGTAATAGAAGTGATTGAGACTAATTTGACAAATTCGTCTGCATCAGGAACTTTATAGTATCTTACACCATCAACTGTTTCTCTCTCTAGTGGAGGTAGAACAGCAGGAACATGATTAAACATTACATAGACATTGCTAACTTAACAGTAAGATATTCTTTACACAATCCAGAACGAACAATATCATCAAGACCGAATTCTATTAATTCGACTGAATCCATCTGCTGTAAGATTCTCATAAAGTCTATGATACCATTTCTTTCTTTATCTCTGGTAAGGTCACTTTGAGTGGCATCACCACAGAACATGATTTTGGTATCTTCTCCTACTCTTGTTATTATACTATCTAATTCGTGAAAATTCAAGTTTTGGCATTCATCAACTATAACAATTGCATTATCAAGTGTTGTACCCCTTATAAATGAGGTGCTCCAGAAGGATATTGTCTCTTGAGTCTTTAAATTTCCATATAACATCTCAAATTCAGCATCAGTAGACATCTCAAACATGTATTTGACCATGTTTTTATAAGGTATCTGATATAATGCTGATTTATCTTCATGGTCACCAGGCAAGAAACCGATCTCTCTCGTAGATACTAGGGATCTGACCATGTATATCTTTTGATATGGTGTGCTATCATCTAATACTTCTTTTAGTGCGTTGTAGAGCGTTATAAAGGTCTTTCCTGTACCTGCAGCACCGTATGAGAAGATATGTTTACCTTCCTTATAATAACTAAAAAACTTTTCCTGATTTTCTGTAATAGGAACTATATCAACTAGATAATCACTGCTAATAGGCTTTTTTCGCCTCATTTGTTTAGCACTTAGTCCAATTCCTACTGATGCTGCAGGTTTTCTTTTTCTTGGCATTTAGTTAATAGTTGTTAAACTTCTTGACATTAGAACGAGGAGACTGTTTTCCTACTCTATCGAGCACTTCATTCCAACCACCATCTAATTTGTTTCTCCAGTCTCCTACCTCAGCAGTTCCACCGACTCCTTTTGACCAGTCTTTATCCCAGTCAGGGTTGTCCTTTCTCCACTGATCATATTCTTTCATAGACATAGAGAGTTCTTTCTCTTCTTTTGTCTTTAAATTGATAACAGGGTATGTTGGCATATTAAAGATTTTTGAGTTCAGATAATTTTTGGTGTTTTTTAGCGAGTTTTTTTGCTTTTCTCATATAAGTCATCTCTGCGTCTGAATAGAGATGAGGGTTTTTAAGTGCTTCCTTCACTAATTTGATAGTCTTCTTGTGCATAGTAATCTTTGTAAAATCCGTACAATCCACCAGGATATGATTCGTTTCTAGCAATCCACTCATCTGCACACTTATAAAAAGAGGCATTTGAATAGGTACTTCTACCATATTTAGTTAACAAAACTTTAAGTACGAATGCTCTCTTATTAAGAAATGCTTCAGTCGGGGTATCCATCGTCATCCTCCCATACTTCGTCATAGTCGTCAACGGGTAAATTTTGCTGATCTTTTAGATATGCATCTGCATCAGAATAAACCTCTGATTCAAGTAATTCTACCAGAGATTTAAGATTCTGCACAATTAACTTAAGTTTGTCTTTATTCATTTAGTGTAGATCTATCAGAGGGTGATCTAAAGTATTTGTTGATGATATCAATCTGATCTTGATATTTTGCAATAATATCCAATTCTTTCTCAATAGACTCTAATATGTCAGTATGTTCACCAACACCTGCAGGGTGTTCTAGGTAAATTTCGACATTTGCCTTATGTTTGGCAATATCGCCTTGAGCATGTGCTAAGAGTGCTCTCAGCATTTGTTCTCTCATGTGTAACATAGAATATTTGTATTTTCAATAGTATACCATAAAAAAAGAAGGGGTTCAACCCCTTCCATACAATATTCTAGCTTCAGCGTAAATGATTGTGAGAAAGACAGCGGATGCTGCCATTATCTCTAGAGTTACAATCACTTAGAAGAATGTGCGATTCCACGATATGTGAGATCGACCTTTTTCTTTGCTGTAGCTTTCTTAGTATCTGTGTCATAAACGACACCACGATAAGTGACTTTTGCCATTGGTTTGCTCCTAAAGTAGTAGGGTGAATTAATCCCCGTTCCTTCAGTCGGCTTTTGCGTCCCCAAAACACATAGGATTAGTATGTGCTACCACAACCTTTGTTATCTCTAATTGCTCAGATTTATCAGGATTGTTTGCTGCTATATCTAATAATTCGGCAGCATGCTCACAATCAAGTGGTGCTCCGATTGCTATTAAACTAAGCAAAATTTGGTACATAAGGATGAACGAACCCGTTCCGAGTCGGCTTACTTGCGTCCGATGATGTAAGCATCACAATTACCTGACACTTTGGTCAGAAAATAATCTATAAGGTACTCCTGTGCATCAGACCCAAGATTCTTATCGCTAAGTATCTCGATCCTATTTTGATTCCATTCTGCACATGTCATTTCCCAGTGGGAAGCGTTATGTTCAGCAAGGAGTGATGCCAGTAGGACTGCTTCTATCATCTATGGATGAACGATGTGTGTATTCTAACACATTTCTATTTATATTGCAACAATGTGATAATTGCTACTTTTTTGAAAATCCTGTACGGTCAAAAAATTTGGCGAATTTTTTTTCCACTTTTTTGTAAACAAAAAGTCGATTTTCCCTGACTATAGGATTTTTATTGTTGGGAACCAACCTAACTCTCTCATCGTAGTGGTGTCAGCACATGTGATGTCCCTCTCGCCTGGTGTCTCTGTCTTCACAGGTAGGTCACCTTGACCAAACTTCTCTGCTAATTCTTTTACTGATACTGTCTCTCCTGTCCCTATATCGACCGTACCTGTGTATGTGCTAGGAATGAGGTAACATATTGCTCTGACTACATCTTTGACATGAATCCAGTCTCTTCTATGGTTGGTAATATACTTTGCAGTCTTGTCTTCTAACATTCTGTACAGCATGTCTGGTCTGCTGTTCTCTCCATAAACAGTTTGAAATCTCATACCCACACTATCAGGAGGAGCCATAAACTCATTTACCTTCTTTGTGATACCGTATGGGTTCTGCCACCACTCTTCAACTTGTGAGGTACTAGCGTAAAGTAGTCGAACATTATTGTTTCTACAATAATCGAATATTGGTCTGCTTTTTTCGACATTGTTTTCCCAAAACTTATCTGGATTATCTATGCTGTCTCTAATTGCAGCAAATGCAGCAAGATGTATTACAATGTCATATATTTTATCTGTCTTAAAATCTCCAATATCATCAGGAAAATCAAGACCATCTATAGTATCACCAAATTGATATGTAAGATGATCATATAGGAATGATCCTATGAAACCTTTGTGTCCTGTGATGAGTGCTTTCATTCTCCTGGCGAGTGAATAACTGGTTTTTCGTTTCTTAATATGTTGTAGAGTTCTCTGTTCTCTGCAGTAGATACTGGATAGAACTCAGCACTAGCATCGAATCCATCGTACCTATGTGCTTGATTGATTACAATAGAACCATTCTCTCCTGACACTGACCTATGAAATGTACCACGAGGTATGAACAAAGCACCACTCTGCCTATTGAGATGAATTATATGATATGGACACTTCCAATCATAATTTACTAATTCAAAAGTTCTTTCACCTGATACAACTCTATTATAATCATCTTGAAAACTATGATTATAAAACTGTTTACCTCCTACACAATCAGGTGGTGGAGATACTGCAGGTCCGTCATGAACAACTAAATCAGATGCATTCGATTCCTCTACAGTTATATCATAAAAAATAACATCGGGTGTTTCTTTAAACACACGATGCTTTCTAAAAATTACACTACTCATTTCCTCTTGGGTTTTTTAGCAGGTGTAGGACTGTTGTTCCAGAGATTTGGGTTTCTTGTTCCCTCTGCATACTTAATATCTTTTAGACCTCCTTTCAGTTTGTCATAATAGAAATTAAATACATCAACTTTTCTTCCTGCAATAGTCACATCATAGTGCAACTTATCTGAGTTGTCAACAGTGTACTCAACAAGGTATGCACTAGTAGGTAGACCTTTATCTTTACCTTTGTCTAAGGTACAGTCTGCCTCGTGTATCACTATTGAATACACTTCCTTTGCTTCCTTTTTGTCTGCATCAGTCCACACGCTAGACTCTGTTCCCCCACTTGATGTCGGGGTAGGCTTCTTTGACGACTGGGAAACTGATTTTGTATTTTTTGGCAAGTTTTTTGTCCTTTACTAAACATAATACTTCTGCTTCATCAGCATGAAGTGCTTCTAGGAGTTGAATAAACAATACCTCTCTTCGAGTGTTGTTTATGTCGTAATTTCCTCCTATAATAAAATTATACAATGTTCTGTACTCAGATGCAAGCTTGCTTTGTGCTTCTGGAGTTGGAGCATCGTTAGGTGTAAAGGGAACTTCACCATCTGGTAAGGCACTCTTAAGACTCTCATCATAGTTCCAGATGAGACAGTACCTTAATGCTTTAGAGTCATACTGTTGCAGTACCTCTATTTTCTTTGCTTTTGTTTTTGCTTTATGAACAGCGTCTAAAACTTCGCTAACCAATGGTTTGGGTGGTAATTTAGGCATGATAATTTAAAAAATTAATCTTCTTCGTCCTCAAGGTCTAGTGTAGGATCGAATCTAAGAGCGAGGAGTTCAGTTGGAATAAGATTTCCATCCTCATCATACATCTCTGGGTGAGATGTTATCGCTTGATTGTGTCGATCATGATGGTAAAACATGTATTCTCTTAGCACCCATCCAATCATACCTGATATGATTGCTGTTCCTATTAGTAGGATAGTGCCGAAAGTTAATGTTACTGCTAACATCATTACCTCCAGTAGTTGATTTTATTTAGGAAGACTTTTTTCCTTAAAATACTGAGCTAACTCAGCAGCACCACCAATATGTTTTCTTTGACTAGAATTGTCTACAACTATTTGTGGGAAAGTTCTAGTATTGAACTCATTCTCAAAGTTTTCTATAGTAAAGTGCTGATCTAAAGTATACACCACAAACTGCTGTTTTGTCAACCTCATTAACTCTTTTACTTTCTCGCAATATGGACACCCATTCATAGAATAAATCACAAACATGTCATCTTTTAAAAACTTAGATACATTAGGAACTTTTAGTTCAGTCTCTGGAATAGACTGTTCGCCACAGGTGGCACAACCTCCCATTGGATTCATTATAGCACAGGTAAAATATTATTTAGAGAAATGTAGGTTCTCCGTCTTGACCTCCGAACACAGCTATGTTCACATCCCTTAGATCTTCTACTGCAGGTATACTGTTGTAAATCGTTACACCAAATCCTGTTGTGGTTCTATCATATACTGTTGCTCTTACAATACCGCCAGGAAAATTGGTAGTTCCTCTACCATCAATCATTACAGCATAGTTATTATCATTCATCTCATCAGCAAAGTTGACAGTGTAAACACCTGTACTATTCTGTACAATAGAACTTACATTGTGTGATCTATCGCCAGGTGTATAGTCACTGTTACCAACCCCTAAGTTAGTGTTCATGTACCATGCAGTAGCACGACCCTCAAACATTTGAGTGTGTGTACATGTCTTAAGTCCTGCAAGGTTCTTGTACTCTCCAACCTTTACAAACTTATGGAACTCATTGTTGAATACTTGTATAGAGTTACCCATACTTCCCATAGTAGATCCAACACCCATACCATAGTAGAATAACTGTGGTGTGTCCTCAGTGACTGCTATTTCTGTATGAGATCCAGTTACAGTAACACCCTGAGTCATCTCTACTGGACTTGTAGTACCAAATCCAACTGCAGTACCTGCAGCATTGTAGTAGAATTTAAGAGGATAAATGTTGTTGTTTGTATTTTGGAATCTATATGTCTGTCCTACCTCAAATCTTAAGTAAGGTGATTCATAACCTTGAATGTTGACTGATCTATCAGATCCGATGCCAAGATACCTGTGGTCTGCAGTCTTGTTACCGATGGTTGTTGGTAATGGTTTGAATCCTGCTTGGAACTCTGTGTAAAGACTCCTAGAAGTCTCTGCAGCACCTGTTAAGGTAGAGAACGATGAAGCAGCAGCAAAGTTAGCGTTGAGGGCGTTAGAGGCGATCCCTGCGTTGGTTGCGAAGGTAGCAACACCACACTTATCAGAGTAACTAGAAACACCACAGATGTCAGCATGAGGAACCTTCTGTACTGATATTGTACTGATACCATTTGATATTGGACTAACATCTAAACTTAAACCAAAGTCTACTGTTGCTGCAACTCCTACTGTAGATCCATCATCTTTTATTTCAAAACCTGTACCTGTTGCAGTAACATTTGTTAATTTTGATCCATCACCTATGAAGAAATCAAATGTTGTGATTGGATTGTTTGTAATGATATCAAAGTCACTTGTAATACCAGATGCAATGCTAGCTGTTTCTGCATTACCTGAGCATGCTGATGAAACTCCCGCTACCCCTGCGTTAGTTGCGTAGTCTGACTGTGTAGCTCTAGTTGCAAGAGTAACAGCAACACCCACAGCAAGACTCTCAGCAACTTGTGCTGTCTGAGCAGTTCCTACTACACTTGATACATTAACGGTGGCGATACCTGCAGAAAGAGGAGTAACATCTAAGAAACTTCCAAAGTTTATAGTAGCAGCAACACCTATGTTACTACCATTGTCAGTAATACTAACACCTGTACCTGCAGCAATAACACCTGTTATTCCAGAACCATCTCCAACGAACTGAGCAGCAGTTATAACACCTGATGTGTTGACATTACCATCAGTTCCTACACCACTAGGTCCTTCAACTACTGGTTCTGTGTATGCGGCAAATGCCACATCAGTTTGTGATGCTCTTGTAACTAATGTCTGACCACTGGCAATACCTATATTGTCAATGACCATATCTTGTAGAGGATCTAACCTCATTCCAAATACAAAGTAATCAGCAACATTAAATGTGCTAATGTCTCCTGATGCTATACCTAATGATACTGCTGCACCCTTATCAGAATTCCTATTTGATACATGTAAGGTTGCTACACCATCATAAAGAGCAGTTGCTAGTCCTATGTTATCATTAATTTGAGGGTAAGCAGTGCTACTAATGAATGCGTTCTGTCTTCCTAATTTATTTTGTATGTCTACTTTTATATTTGGATAAGTCTTAGATGCTATTGCTACAAAACTAACGCCTGGTTCAGATGAAGCAACATATATTGTATCTCCTTTCTTTAATGTTATATTCTCATACAATGCATTGCCACCAACTTCCATTGGTATACCGTATGCTAAGTAGTCTGAGTCTTTATTATCATATACTTCAGTGACTTCTATTGTCGCACTGTTACCATGAACTGTAGAGACAGCAAACTTTGCTCCAGTACCATTAGCACCTGTTATCTCAATAATATCTCCTTCCTCATAATCCTGGCCTTGATCTTTAAGCACCGCAGAAGTTATCTTGTTATTTCCATCAACAAATATGTCAACCGTTAACCCTGATCCAGTTCCAGTTTCAGCAGTTGTAGTAACACCATAGATATATCCTTCTGGTGAATAGTTACTACCACCTGTCTCTCCTGTCTGAGAATCCTCAATGAGAGGACCTATAGATGTGACACCACCTGCATTAGGGTTAATAAGGGTAAGAATGTCACCTACCAGATACTCAGCACCATCTGATACAAAATCTAAACCTGTTACGACACCACCTGTTGTTGTATAACTAACGACTGCTCCTGTACCATTACCTCCAGTTGGTGATGCGTTAACAGCATCAACATATCCACTACCACCTGTCTTAAGTGTTGCAAATCTAATACCACTGTCACCTGATATGGAAACTGAATGAGTTAGTTTATCCTCTGTCTGGTTTGCTGCCGAGACAGTTATTGTAATCAAATCGGTAGCAGTATACAATAAGGTGTTTGATACTGTACCCAGTTGAAATGTAGTTTTTAACGATGAAAGTCTTCCTATCACGGCTCTAAGCACTTTTTTTAGTATTTATCTATGCTATAATATATAAAGTAAAGAATACAGTATGATTATCCTTACAGGATCTGATGGATTCATCGGTAAGCACTTTAAAAATAGTCTAGAGAGTGGGCAACAATTAATTTTACCAGTAGATGTAGATAATGCTTTTAATTTTTTAGAACAGTTCAATAGATGGGATGAAGTGTCTATGATTATACATCAAGGTGCACTATCATCTACAACTAATATTAATATTGATGCTATCTACAAATATAATATTGTATTTTCTATAGAATTATTTAAAAAAGCAATTAAACATAAAATTCCAGTCAAGTATGCTAGTTCAGCATCAGTATATGGTACACAAAAAGATAAAATAAATCCATTAAATTATTATGCTCTATCTAAAACTACAGTTGACTACTGGGTTATGGATAACATAGATGAGTTTGAACACATACAAGGGTTCAGATACTTTAATGTGTATGGATCTGGTGAAGAGTCAAAGGGTCTGATGGCAAGTCTTGTGTCTCAGTTCTGGTGGCAGGCTCAGGCAACTCAACAGGTGCATCCCTTCGAGGGGTCTGATGAGGTTCTGAGGGACTATGTATGGGTGGGTGATCTGGTGAAGATAGTGTTACAAAACACTGCGGGTTCTGGCATATTCGATCTTGGCACAGGGCAGCCAACATCAGTTGACACTGTAGCTCGATTAGTTTCACTAAAAACTGGGTCGTCACTTGTTCCAATACCATTTCCTCCTCATCTTAAAGGTAAGTATCAATATTATACCATAGCAGACATGGATTGGTTAAAAGATTATAATTTCTTAACAGTTAAAGAATATATTGACCGACTCTAGTAAATTAAATTATAATTTGCTACACATCTACTACTATACTTAGGTTGTTCTGCTGTATGATATAATCTACCATCAAAAAGAACTATCCTTCCTTTTTTTGGTGTTACCTTCTCTTTAATTGTATAGTTACTACTTCTTTCTCTTTCATTATAGATGATAGTATCTCCATCACTATTACAGACATAATATAATGCTACAAGATGATCCTCATCCATCATATCTATGTGTGGTGAGTCAGGAGTTGTGCTTCTCAATCCTAAAGGTAGTTGTAAGAAAGATCTTCCTTGAGTAACATTGAATCCTTTTATGTCTAGATGTTTACACACTCTTCTAAGCATAGGTACAAACAATCTATGATAATCACTCTCTATGAATGGTTCTGGTAATGCGTCATCATCCTCATAATATGTGACATAAGAATGACTAAAAGCAGGTCTATGTTGACTATCATATTCTCCTGCTGCTGTTACATCTTCTGTAAAATACCAAGGAAAACCATTGTCATCAGCACCTTCTAAATCTTTCCCTCCCATCAAAACATCATAAATTAAATTCTGATATTCTACAGGAATAAAGTTATCAATAACTTCTACTTTATTTTTTATCTCCATCAATCGCCAGGTATAACTCTGTTTGAATCTGAGTCAAAATGTTGTGTAGAAAATTCAAATAGTTCTGCATCTTCTAGTGCTAACATTTGATGTCTAGTTCCTCTAGTGCAATGAAATGCATCACCAGGTTCTAATGTTATTGTGTTTGCTTTATCTCTGTCATCCTCTGAACTATATGATAGTTGAATCTTTCCTGATTGTAGATAGAAAGTTTCATCTTTCAATGTATGATAATGCCATGAGCATCTATGATTCTTTTTTATAAACAATAACTTGCCACAATATTCTGGAGAGTTGGCAATCCACTTCTCATATCCCCAACCTTTGTGTACAAATTTAGGTAGTTTCTTCAAAATAATCCTCACTATTCATTGCTTTGTCATCTATGAAGATGTCAGCATGTGGTTTACCCATAATCAATTCATGATACTTACAACCCCACATCTTTAGTTGTGCTTCAGTAAGAGGTTTGAATAAATCTTCTGCCTTTTTCTTTGCTTCCTCATATGGTAAAGCACTAGACCTCCCCATAGCACGAGCAGTAAAGTATATTATATAGTGACCTTCATCGTACAGATTATTGAGTTTATCTATTCTACTTTGCATGGGTGTAGAACCCTCATACCTACAAGTTCCACACTTGCCAGGTGTACAAATTGTTGAGTCGATATCAATACAGTATCGCATCTACATCCTCCATTGTTAGTGTGTATGTGCCAGGATTCTGGACTGCAATTGCTGCACATTTATTTGCAAAATTAATAGACTCATCAAAAGATGGTAACTGTATGTAATAGAATACTAATGCTGCTAAAAATGTGTCACCTGCACCTGTCACATCGAATACTCTAGTGATAGGAACAGGAAATGTTTTGTGATTCCACAGTGCACCATTAGCACCATGAGTTACAATAATATTTTCTCCTCTAGGTATATAATCAGGATCTAATAATTCAAATTCTTTTTTATTAATTTTGTAAATTATATTATTATATTGTGTGGGTAATTTTTTCTTTTTAGTATCAATAAAAATTTTTATGTTAGGATTTTGTTTTGCTAATAATTCTATGATTTCATACCCTACAAATCCTTTATCATAATCAGATATAACAACAGCATCATACTGACTATGTGCTGCTGCCATAGTTAATTGTGACGGATGTAATGGTTTTATATCAGGTTCTGTATCTAATCTCATAATCTGTTGATTAGATTTCTCATCTACATATCTTGTCTTTACAACCTTCTCCCTATTGGTCAAAAAATTTACATTTATTCCAAGAGATTTTAAATTTTCATTTACATTTGCTGCCATGCCAGGTGCACTTTGATGCTCCCTAAATTTCATGACTGGTATAGGTGCTTCTGGACTTAGACGATCACAAGATCCATATGCCCATTCATCGGTGCAGCTATCCCCTATCAATAATAGATTGTATTGTCTTTGTAGTTGCATACTCTTCTATACGATCAAAAAATTTAAGTTCAGCAGCATAATAAGATCCGATAATAGTTTTACCTTTCCAATCAGAACCTACTACTATTATATCAGGTTTTACTTCTTTTACCAAGTTTTCTAACGATTCATCGCTATCAAAGTACCTAACTTCATCAACTGCTGACAAAGAAACCAACATGATTCCTCTGTCAGTTTGATTATATATTGGTCTAGTAGAACCCTTCTTTTCTCTTACCCTATCGTCAGTATCAATACCAACTACAAGATAATCTCCAAGACTTTTTGCCCATGAAAGTAATGATACATGACCAGGATGAAGTAAATCAAATGTACCATTAACAAAAATAGTTTTCATTCTTGTTCCTGTAATTTTTGTACAGCAGTTTTTATTTGTATTGATGGTACATCATTCAAACCATTAGCATCAAACCAAGGTGCATCTTCCCAACTAAATCCCTCTCCAAATGTGTTATCAGGTGACACAATATACCAATGACATTTAGCGTCAGGTATATCAACTGCACACACTGCCCAATCATCAGACCATTGAGGTACTTGAACATACATCTGGGGTAAGTGATTAGCAAATAGTGAAAGTATTAATGAAAAGAAAATCATGTGAATCTATTCATGATAGCAATGAGAGTATCATAAGGTATCCATGTAGGTTCTTCCTCTTCAAACTGAACCTCTACCTCTGTGATAACTTTTTGCAACCACTTAGAGTATGTTTCTCTTGTATTTAATACTGGACTCATAGGACTGTTCATGTCAAACTTCATTTTTACTGATGATAATTTTATTATACTCTGGTAAGTAAAGATATTCAACATCACTTGTAGATATTGTGCGGATAGCATCATCAAGTGTTTCTACTAATGGTTCTCCACCCAAATTAAATGATGTGTTGAATATGATAGGACAACCAGTGGCATCATACCATTCCTTAATAATATCATAATAATGTTTATTTTGTTCTTCTGTTACAGTTTGTATTCTACATGTCTTATCTACATGAATGATAGCAGGTATCTTTTCTTCTATGCCTGGTTGACAGTTGACTGCGTACATCATAAATGATGTCTCTTCCATGCCACGAAGATCAAACCACTCATGAACATGTTCTTTTAATATTGTACCTGCAAATGGTCTAAAGAACTCTCTCTTTTTGACAGTATTGACATGATCTTTTCCATCAGGATCTCTAGGATCATATAAGAAGGAACGATTACCCAATGCTCTAGGACCTGCTTCTGATCTACCTTGAAATAGTGCAACAATATTTTTGTTTTGTATTAGATCTACAACAGTTTTATGTGTTGCTTCTTTTACTATTGCCTCATACTTTTCACTTGTTACCTCAATCTCTTTATCAGTGTAATCATACTTAGGACCTAGATATAGATTAGTTATTGCCTCTCTTTGCCTAGTGTCTTGATTGATCCTATGATGCCATAACAACGCTGCACCTAGGGCTGTACCACAATCATTACTTACTGGTTCGACATATAAACATATACCTTCGTCCTTTAATTGTTCCAAATACCAATAGTTTGCAACACAATTTAGTCCATATCCACCAGTCAATACTACATTTTTATGCCCAGTATCCTTTACTGCCTTACGAATCAATCTTAAAACTTGATGTTGTGTCTCCTGTTGTATCCTCCATGCAACATCTTTTCTATTTTCATTCTCGTATGCTTTAGAGTCCTCTTCTATCTGATTTATATGTGGCATCATATGTAAATTAAATATAGCACCATTAGGATAGTGAGGAGTAAATATATTTCTATCTGATGTCATGACAGGAGAGTCTCCTATCTGTTGGAAAAAAGGTGGTAAGTAATCTGGGTTCTTACCATAAGGAAATAGACCCATGACTTTTCCTGCTTCTATTGCAGGAAATCCACAATATTCAGTAACTGCTTCATATGTTTTTACGATTCCTGCATTGGGAGTTGCAAATAATTCATGGTATTGATTTTTACTAGACTCATAATTTTCTCCCTGTCCATATCCACACCAAAATCCTGAGTCAAATTGACTATAGTAACATACAGGAGTTGCAAGAGCAGTTCCTATGTGTTTATATTTTGTGTCAAATATATCTGGATAAGCACAATCAAATATTGTTTCTGTCTCCCAATAATCTTCCATCCATTTTTCTTCTGCACCAAACTTAACCCATGAACCTGCACCATCAACTACAACTCCAACTGCCTTATCAAATCCTGAGTTATAAAATGCTGCAGCAACATGAGCTCTATGATGATTCTGTCCCATGTCAATAATATTATCAGGTCTTTCACCAAAACTAAGAGATCTTGGTGATTCAACTAGACCTAACTTCCTTGCCATACCAAAGTAAGGATCGTTACCACAATAGTCCATATTGAAATTGTGTTGATCTAATCTAGTGGTATGTACTATAACAAGATAATCTAATTTATCTGTGTATTTTTTGATAAGATTTATGCATGCTAATGGTGCACCATCATACTTAAATCTGGTGAGTCTTTCCTCTTCAAGGTTAACTACAACCTCTCCATCTTTCAGTAAACAAACACTACCATTGTGTCCTCTGGAGATAGCAGCGATCCATTGTGACATTATTTAAAACCTTTGGTTGGAGTTTTTACTGTGCTTGTTGGACAATAAGGATCATCACAACATGATTCTTTTTCCTCCCATTCTTTATCTTTTACTATCTTACGAGTAGTTGGTTTACCTAATCTCTTTCTACAACTATCAATTACTTTCTTAACATCATCCTTTGTCATGGTCATACACTCATCATTCTCCATGTCCTGACTATCTTCTCCAGTCATACGCAAAGGTGAATAAGTTCTAATGCCTTCACCCATGTCAAAAATATCAAATGATTTTTCATTTGGATATGTTATATTAATTGGAAATGTAGAACCAGTTACAACAGTTGCAGTTGTGTCCATTGCTCTAGCAATATGTTGACCAACACTATCACAACCTAGAAAATGATCTGCACACTGTATTATACCTGCCCATAATCTGATGTCAGGAACTTGTGGTATAGCATGCATATGCTTACTCTCTCCTGTATCAAATTGAAACTCACTCATAATTACAACAGTATAATCTTTCTTTAGATCATTAATGATCGCAGATATATCTGTTACATTAAAACTTCTAGAGGTTGGATCAAAAATATATCCATCTGTGTTCATCACACCTCTACCAAATGGTTGTATAACTATTACTTTATCTTTTCCTGTATTATTTTTTAAAGATTCTAATGTGTTGAGTGCTTTAATTCCTTCTGTTTTTGTTACTCTGATATTTGGTTTAGGAAGTTCTCTAGGTTCATCTAAACCATTAATCTCTATGTCATATGCCTGTGCAAGACTACAGTACTGATTGTAGTAATGCCATACTCTATATGGTTCTGGAGTAACACAGTCACGCATCTTAAGTTTGTCTTCAAACAAACCTTTATGCCAATAATCATATGTGTGTTTGTGTAAGATAGGATGACCTTTGAAAAAGTTCATGCCACCTTCTGCAACGATTATAAAATCGTCATTGTTCTCTGCATACTTTTCAAGTGCAGGGATAGAACAGATGACTCTACCTGCTCCACCATTAATAAAAAATGCTTTAGATCTCATGCTTTATATAGTTACATAAAAAGAACCTGATTTATGCGATCGTATTCGGTAAACATACCAAGATCTACATTCTGACTATGTAATGCTTTTGATTCATACAATGCCATTCTATTATACACCATTTCTATCTCATGTTCAACCTTCCATCTATCGCTGTTGTGTAATTCAGTATAAATGTGATCAAAAATCTCATCCTTTGTCATAGAATCAATAGAATAATTAGGTGGTTCAATACCAGTAGGTCCTTTCATAGGTAAACTCATCTGACCATCAAAACTCCAGAGGTTAGTGCCACCATGACATTCCTCTGGAGTGTTTAAGTATATGACTGCACCAAATTGAGTTAGAGAGTCAACCATCTTTAATTCCATATGATATGCATCCTGATGAGGTATGATACCATCTGGTTTATCCATTAAAGTTCTATCATTAATTACATTACATATAAACGCAGCTCTTCCCCACTCTCTGTCATGCCAGTCTTTTCTTTGCCATAATCCACCACCCCATATATCTGTGTCAAAACATAACTCATCAAACACATGCTTGATCTTTTGCTTTACTGATGAAGTCTCAACATAAACTCTTTCGCCTGGCAAATAAGACAGCAGACCAGGATCATTTCTCTTATGAGAATCCAAGCACAACTGTCTTACGGAATCAGGATCTTTATAAAAATTATCTATTACTACTACTGATTTCTTTTGAGGTCCTATATCTTTTAGAACCTTTACTTCTAAGTCATCACTTAAATCAAACATACCATAGTATTTCATAGGATCAAACTCTGATCCAGTATGTTTAACTTTATAATTCACATGGTCTTCCATCTTGAAAAAATCTTAAGGGTCAAAAAAATTCTGGAAAAATTTTTTCCAGAATCTTGTAATTAAAAAGTCAATTTTGTTTTAGGCATCTGGGTTTTCATTAATCAATACACCATCATAATAGTTTGGATCATTAACATCTGTTATGGTTTCTTTGTTAGTCTTTACCTTAGCATCTTGTACCACCATATCAGGATCTCTTGGCCACACTACCAAGTGTGTTGCTGTACCTACTCCTGCCCAATCTTGTGGAATATCTCTTAACTTCTGACGATATGCTTTCCATTCTGCTTTGAATGCTTCAGACGCATCTTCTGGAATTCTATTATCAGATGCACCTAGCATTTTATTTCTAGTCTCTCTTACCCACTCCCAACCATAGATTGTTTCATCAGATTGCCACACAGAAAATCTTGGTGTCTTCCATCCACCTGCACCAGAATTTAGAGTTGGATCCCAACCAAAACTATTCATGTCGTACACTTCAGCAAAGTGTGCGGGATCTTCGATGTAAGGGTTAGGGTCTGATGAAGGACCTGCTTGAACCTCTATGTGTAGAGGACCTGCAATACCACCATACAATGCAGCTGCCTGTTCTGGATGTTCATCTGCATCTAGATCGACTGCATATATGTTAGCAGGTAGTGTAGAAGGATAGTCTGCCCTTGCAGGGTCAACACAGTCAACTATTATGTCTGTTTTATTGTTACTATCATCTAACTCTAACCAGAGTTTCAGATTTTTAGGACCATTATATGTTGCAACTCCTGCGTTTGCATCATCTTGTTCAGCACCTTGCCATGAGGTAGGTACTGGGAAGATAAAAGTTTTACTTACTTGTGTAGCCATTGTTTGTTCGAGTGTTCTCTCTCATTTGTTATTTATATTATGACCAGTATGTTACAACAACTAGTCCACCTGCACCAAAACTTCCCCAACAGTTAGATCCCTCAGTACCTGCAGTAAATCCACCACCGCCTGGGAATAATGCATGACCGTAGCAACAACCAACAACATTACCACTACCACATTTAGCACGACCTCTAACGAATGATGCACCCCAAGGACCTGGTACTGCACCTGTATTTGGATAGTGCTCAGTGTTACAGTACTGGTTAGCAGAGTCTGCACTAGATGTGCCACCCAATGCAAAGTCCCAGTTACCACAGACACATGCCTGTGCTTCGTTACGACACCAGTTACATTGTGTTACCATCTTACAAGTATAACACCATGATCCACATTTATGGTGACCGTATGCTCCACCTGTTGCACAGAAGTTATTTAAACCTGGACCTTGAACATATGTTGTACAACCACAGAATCCACAACCATTTCTACCAGTACAGCAACCGCAACATGAACATCTAGATGATGCTGCAGAGCAAATAGTATATTGTGATGATCCTGCTGTAAAATCTCCTGTATGTGCATATAATGTCTTGATACCGTATGCTCCTGATCCGCCAGGTACATATCCAGATGTACAACATCGACCAGGACCTCCAGATCCTCCTCCACTTACCATCTCAAATTTGATGGTCTTTACATTCTGAGGAACAGTCCATAGAAAACAGCATCCACCATTACAACTACTCCAGTAGCAGCAATCATAATAGAAGTCTTGTCTTACAACCGCAGTTGACAATCCAGTCGTCTTGGTTGAAGGTACACTAGCATCTATCAGAGCATTGGTTCCATTTATTTTCTTATAAGTTTGATAGTCAGCCATTTGTTATACTCTATGGTATTAGTATTTAGAAAAAATATGACAAAAGGGAGTCCTAGACTCCCGTGAGAATTAAACTGTAATGATTCTCCAACCCTGTGATCCATCGTAGAACACGAGTTCAAATGCAGCACCTTCAGTAGATACTGTTAGATCAGAAGCGTCACCCATGATTGGGTTACCGTTTCTTCCAACCGTTAGGTTTTGTGTATCGAATGTCTTGTTGACATCGAAGATTCTAACACTGTCTCCTTTAACTGGAGATGCAGGTAAGGTAATTGTGAATGCACCACCTGATGTGTTACAGAATGCTTGCTCCTTATTGGAAAGTGTAGTACCATTACTAGACACATCCACTGATGCGTATGCTCCTAATGGTAACCATGCAGCACCGTTATAGAATTCAACTGAGTTTGCGTCAGTATCGTAACGAATACCACCTTCTATTAGATCAGCACCTGT